TGGCTTCTACACACGGCGCCAGCTCGAACGCAATGCGATCATTCTGGTCGGCACGCGCTGGGCATTCGACGATGTGCCCGGCCGTCTGCTTGAAGAAATGCGCAACAATCCCAAGGCGGACAAGTGGCGCATCATCTCGGTGCCCGCCTATCTGGATCAGCCGACCGCCGATCAGGTTAACGAGATCTCCGGCACCGATATTCTGGTCTCACGCCAGCGCATCGAGCTTCAGGCGGGAGAAAGCTTTGCGCCGCGCCGGTTCCCGATGAAGGAACTCGAACGCAGCCGGGCAACGCTCACCGAGCGCTCATTCGCCGCGCAGTATCTGCAAAAGCCCGCGGAAGACGACGGCGTTATCCTGAAGCGCTCCCGCTGGCGCTTGTGGAGCAAGCCTGAACTGCCCAAGTGCTCGCTCATCTTCCAATGCTGGGATACAGCGATCGAGGATGAAGAGCAGAACGATTACTCGGCCTGCACGACATGGGGACTGTTCAACTCGGTTGCAGTCGGTCTTGACGGCCGGGAATATGAGCATGCCCATATCATCCTGCTTGGCGCATGGAAAGGCCGCGTCGAAGCCGCCAGCCTGCTCTATGATCGTGACGCGCAAGGGCGCATTGCCCCTGGCCCGGCCAAGCAGCTTTACGAGAAGTTCGAACCGGATTACGTTCTCGTCGAGAAACGAGCGTCCGGACACCAGCTCATACAGGAAATGCGCCGTGCCGGCATCCCGGTCAAAGCTTGGCTTCCCCCCGGACCGCAAGGCGCAAAGAGCAAGGTGCCGCGTGCACATTCCGCTTCGATCCCGCTGGGGCAAGGCTGCGTCTGGTATCCTGATCGAGGCTGGGCCGAGGATGTCATCGCCGAGGCTGCGCAGTTCCCGTTTGGCCAGTATGACGATTACACCGACACCATCACGATGATGCTGATCTATCTGAGACGGCATTTCCATCTCATGGTGCCGCTGGACGAGCCTGACAGCGACGAAGAGCGCGTCGAGATCGAACAGCACGCCTTTGAAGAAAGCCGTTCACGCAGGCTGTATGGTCGCGCTACGGGGCGCAGGCAGGATATTATAAGCGAGGCGATCAATTGAAGACCGTAACGAATATCGCTGACCATCGCATGAGCTGGGTCAAGGCTCGCCCATTGAACTGCGATGTCAAGCTCAAGGAAGACGAGCGCTGCCCGCACTGCAAGCAGGTTCATCTGCGGGCCGGCTATTGCCAGGCGATCGATCCGATCAACGCGAAGCGGTATCCTCATTTGCACCAGTCTCACAAGCCGGCTTTGGTTGAGACTGAGTCTCACGACGATGAGACTGAGACTGATTTTGAGACTGGCCAGTCTCAGCCGTGGGTCGCTGAAGGGATTTCACGCGCGACGTATTTCAGGCGCAAGCGAAATGGCTGAAGACCTCACCATAGACATCACGGGCGAGAAGCTCCCCGATCTCTACGAGATCATCGACGGCGAAGCTGTGGCCGTCGATGATGATCCGTTCGCCAGGGTTGACCCCAAGTTCGGCGAAAATCTCGCCATGTACATGGGGGACAGCGAGCTTGCCGGCATTGCCGACGACATCCTGCGCAAGATAGAATACGACATCGAAGCGCGCAAGCCGTGGATCGACCGCTTCCGCCGTGGTCTCGAACTGATGGGATTGCACGAATCCGACATGGATGACGGCCCGTTCCCCGGCGCCTCGACCGCGGTGCATCCGCTGATCACCGAGGCAATGGTGCAGTTCTGGGCCAGAGCCCTGCCTGAGATACTGCCGTCAGATGGTCCGATCAAGGCTGCCGTCATCGGTGAGAAGACGCCGGAGAAAGTCGCCCGCGCCCAGCGCATCGAAGATTACCTGAACTACCAGTGCCTCGTCGAGGACAAACCCTATTACGCCGAAAAGTCCCGCCTGCTGATGTCAGTGCCCTATCAGGGCTGCGCCTTCATCAAGACCTGGCGTGACTACACGCTGGACCGGACATGCGGCCGGCTTGTCGGCGCCGAAGATCTGATCATCCCTTACGGCGCATCGACGCTTGAGGAAAGTTCGCGCTTCACGCACCGGATGATGAAGACCCGCAACGAGGTCAGGAAACTGATGTCAGCCGGGTTCTGGATCGATTGCGAACTGGCGTCACCGATGCCGGGCGACCTTGATGATGAAGTCAGGGAACTGAAGGCCAACGCCACCGACATCGATCTCATTCAGGACGATATCGACGACGCACGCCATGAGATCTACGAATGCGCCATCGAATATGACCTGCCCGGCTTTGCCGATGTCAATGACAGTGGCCGCGAGACCGGCGTCGCTCTGCCTTACCTGATCACGATCGACAAGGCCAGCCGCAAGATCCTCTCGGTCTACCGGAACTGGAAGGAGACGGATAGGCTCAAGGAACGCGTGGTTTATTTCACGAAATACGGGTATATTCCCGGCTTCGGCATTTATGATTTCGGTCTGTTCCATCTGATCGGCGGATTGAGCGAGGCGGCGACCGGCGCGCTGCGCGTCATCCTCGACGGCGCGGCAACGGCGTCGCTGCAAGGCGGCTTCAAGACCAAGGAAGGCAAGAAGCTCGGCGAAGGCCGGGTTGTGATCGAGCCCGGTGTCTGGAAACCGGTCGATGTCTCGGCAGACGATATGTCGAAGGCGTTTTTCACGCCGCCGTTCAAAGAGCCGAGCAACGTCCTGTTCCAAATGCTCGGGTTCCTCGTTGAGGCCGGTCAGCGGTTTTCGTCCACGACCGAGGCGCTCACCGGCGATGCGCCAACGAATTCCCCGGTCGGCACGACGGTTGCGCTGATCGAGCAAGGCTCGAAGGTCTTCTCCGCCATTCACCGCGGCTTGCATCACTCGGCAGCACATGAGCACAAGATCCGCTACGATCTCGCCCGCGAGTTCATGCCGGAAGAAGGCTACCCCTACGATGTAGACGGCGACGAGCGCGAAGTCTTCAAGGAGGATTTTGCCCCCGGCATCAGCGTCGTTCCGGTCTCGGACCCGAATATCTTCTCGCAGACACAGCGCGTGGCGCTGGCGCAAGCTGCCTATCAGCTCGCCGTCGAGAACCCCGGCATCATGGACCGCCGCACGACGGTCAAGGCTCTGCTCGAAGCGCTGCGCATGCCCGGCGTCGACGAGATGCTGCTGAACAACGAGGCCATGCAGCCGCTCGATCCGGTCAGCGAAAATCAGGCATTCCTCGTCGGCAAGCCGGTCAAGGTGTTCCCCGAACAGGATCACATGGCGCATATCCAGGTGCATCTGGCGTTCATGATGCATCCAGGCTTTGGCGGAAACCTCGAAGCACAGGAAATGCTGCTGCCGGTGATGAAGGCGCATATGGCTGAGCACATGGCCGCGCTCTATGCGCGCCACATGCAGACGCTCGGCGTTCCGGCGCAGTCGATCGACGCCAAGGCTCCGGGCTCGGAAACCGGCATCATGATCCCGCCGGCGATGGGCGATCATATCGGCCGGCTTGCCGCGCAAGCATCGGCGCAGTTCATGCAGATGCCCGGCTTGCCGAACATGCAGCCGGAACCAGAGCAGCCGCCGGGGCCGGACCCGATCAAGGTGGCAGACTCACAGTTCAAACTGCAGGCTGATCAAGAAAAACATGTGCAGAACCTGCAGCACAAGGAAGAAGATCACAAGCAGAAATTGGCGCATGAAGAAGCCAATGCTATGATTGCCGGTAAGAAGGACATCATGGCCGCGATCAATGACATAAGATCGAAGCAGGAAGCCGACGACATGGCCGCGCTGGAGCAAATGCTTGCCAACCTTCCGACAGACGGGGTCGCGCCCAACTAGCGCCGAGGTCCGCCAAGCCAGAGCGTTCCTCTACAAGCGCGGCGCAAGGACGGTGCCGCCGGATGAGTTCGCCGGGACGGCCAAGGACATGGCGCTGACGTTCGCCGAGTTGTGGAAAACCATATGGGAAGAAAAAGATGGGCGCGAGCCACCGGTCAGAGCCGGACGATCCGACACCTGAGCAAAGACTGAGCCGTGCTCAGTGGAGCCTTGAGTATTTCGAGAAGGAGCGCGACAAATACCAGCGCCACATGGACACGACGGCCGCAGAGATTGCAGAGCTTGAAAAGCAGATGCTCGATCAGCAGCGCGCCGATGTCACCGTTGAAATCCAGCCGCTTACTGTGGAAGGCGAAGCGAACTGATGGCTGACATCGACATCGCCAATCTCTGCTACGCGGTCCTTGAGCACGAAATGGACCGCCACCGCGAGGTGATCCTTAAAGGCACGTGCTCCGATTTCGCCCATTACCGCTACCTGACCGGCAAGCTTCACGCTCTCGAAGCCGCCGAATCTGAAATCAAGGAAGCATTCCGTAAACGTTATGATGATGAGGACGAATGAGTGAAGATCTTGAAGCGGGCGTACTCGAAGGTTTCGGGATGGCCGCACTGAGAGTAGAGGGTGCATTTACCGATTTCGGTACCGGCGAGGTGATTGCCGAAGGCCACCCGCGCTATGCTGAACTTATGGCAGAGAAGGCAAAGCGTGATCGTATCAGATCACTTGCCATTCGGCTTTGCTCTAACCTTGGTCTGGACCCGGATGCCGAAGTCAGCCGAAACGTGCCACAATATCTCGGCATCGATGTCTGTTACCCGGCAGCCTACTACGCACCGCCTAGCACGTGCTCTTTGTGGGAACTGTTCTCACTGCAAGCTGAGATGATGATCTCGATCATCGACGAGGAGAAGAGCGCCAATGAGTAATCTCGCTATCACACTGCCGCAAGACGATTTCGGGCTCAACGACCTGACCGACGCCATCCCCGAAGGGATAGGCAAGCCGTTCGGCTACAAGATCCTGGTCATGCCGGTGAAACCGAAGAAGGAAATCAAGACCAGCGGCGGCGCCGTGATCTACCTTCCCGATGAAAGCGTGGACGCCCAGAACTGGCTGAACTGCATTGGCCGGATCGTGGCGATGGGTCCGTGCGCTTTCAAGCATCCGCGCTGGAAAGAACTCGGCCTCACCGAGGAAGACACGCCGAAAGTCGGCGATCTGATCATCTACGCCTCCCGTTCGCCGCACCGCTACAAGTTCAAGGGCGCGAACATTCTCGTTATCAATGACGACTGGATCACGTCGTTCGTCGATGAAGAGACCGCTGGGCAGTACGTTTTCTACGTCTAGCGCACACGCAACAATCTAACAGCAAGGAGCCCGCTTTATGCGGGTTTTTTCATGGCACCTAAAGAACGCGTACTCGACGACGACGATTTCGTAGACCTGCCCGATGGCGTTCTCAATCTCGATCCAGAAGTCGAGATCGATGACGATGCCGGCCTGCCGTTCCAGCTTTTCGACGACGATCCTGTCGAGGCTGACCCGAAGGCGAAAGCCAACGGCAAGGGTGACGACGAGGAAGAGCAGGACGAGGAAGAAGACGAGCCGCTCGCAGCCGATGCCGAGCGCGCCACCCTCGTTGCCCAGCTCACCGAGCTTCAGAGCAAGCTGGCCGAGCAGGAAGAGACCTCTTTTAAATCCAGTTCTGAAGGCCGCAAGCACATCGCCACGATGGCGGACATCACGCTGGAAAGCCTGAACTCCAAGGAAGAAGCGCTTGCCGACAAGCTGAAGCGCGCCCGCGACGACGGCGAGGCGGGCGAGGAAATCGCCCTCAAGCGCCAGATCGACCAGATCGATCATATCCGCAAGAGCATTCAGACTGTCAAGGCCAACGCCGAGAAAGAGCCTGAGAAGCCGCAGGCTCGCGCCACAGGGGCGGAAGCTGGAGCAGGCGGCGTCAGGGCACAGGGCCAGCTCGCCGCCCGCTGGCAGGCGCACAACGCCGCCTGGATGAATGACCCAGCCAAGCGCGGACATCTCGCGTTCCTGAAGGAACTCGATAGGGAGATGGCAGCGTCCGGCCGCAACCCGCAAACGGAAGACTATTACAAGGAGATGACGAGACGGATGAACAAGGAGTTTCCCAGCCTCGGCGTGCGCCATATCGATGGCAAGCCGCCGGCATCGGGCCAGCGGCAGCGCGGCGGCGGGAAAGGTTCACCCGTTGCAGGCGCCAAGCCATCGAATGGCTCCGCTCCAAACCAGAGCAACAAGGTTCAGCTCACTGCCGAAGACCTCCGCATGATGAGGAATTTGAAGCTCGATACGTCCAATAAGGACACGCTCAAAGAGTTCGCCCGCAACAAGGCGAACCGCACACCCTATATGCGAGGCTAAAAATCATGGCACGAGCACAGACGAAATCACAAGACATCCCCGCCCAGGGGGAAGACCGGCTTCAGGATGCGCCGCAGGAACCGATGGGTTCGGAACCGAATAGTCAGCACGCTGGGAAAGCTGACGGTTTGTATTATGGCCAGGCAGGAGACTACAGCTCCATCCACGGGAATGAACTGACCATGCACGGCATGCATGAGGGCGACAGTGACGCTCCGATGCATCCGGGCTGGGATATCGATTTCTCGCGGCGGAACCTGAAGACTCCGGAGCCGCGGGCAGGGTTCGATCAACGCTGGATCAGGTGCGAAAACCGCGACAACCAGGATCTCATGAATCTGCAGAAGCAGAGACGCATGGGCTGGATGCCGCGCGATCCGTCCACCATTCCGGAGCATCAGCATTTCTACCCTGTCATGAAGCATTCCTCCGGTCCCGACTGCATCTATGTCGGCGGGATGATGCTTTGCGAACGCCCAATTCAATTGAGCGAGCGTGCGCGGCAAGCCGTCCGGGCAAAGGTTCAACGCCAGAAGGCGGCCGTGTCCGAGGCAATCACCAGCCAGAATACAAAGAACATGCGGCGCGGCCTTCCTCCGATCCACATCGAGGAACGTCGTGAGATCGAGCGGGGCAGACGCCCTGTTCTTCAAGACGATTAAGGAAATCTGAAAATGGCAAACAAAGACGCGCCTTACGGGTTCGTGCCAATGCGGCACGGCTCAGGGGGCATCATCCGGCTCAGTGAGTACGATATTGCATCGGCTGCCTCGGGTGATATTTTCGAAGGAGCCATGGTAAAATCAAACGGTGACGGCACGATTGTGGCCGCAACTGCGTCGGATACCATGCTTGGCGTTTTTGCGGGCGTCTCTTATCGGGACTCCACAGGAGCGGTAATCTATTCGAATAAGTGGGTGTCTGGAACGACAACTCTCGGATCTGAGCCTGCGAAGGCTCTCGTCTATGACGATCCAAATACGCACTTCCATTGTCAGGCTCATGCAAATTTCGTGGCAGAGGACATTGGCCTTCTTGCTGATATCGTTGTCACGGGTGGCAACAGCTCGACGGGAAGGTCGCAATCATCTCTTGCGGATGTTGGCGATGCTGGCGTGAAGATTATTCGCGCCCTGAAAGTCCCCGGCCGCGCCGATGCGGGTCATGGTTATTCAACAGTTGGCGCCTACTCGATCGTTGAGATCAAGATCAACGAGCATGAGCTTGGCGGCGCTAACGCAACGGTGAGTGTCTAATCATGGCAATGACTCGCGCACAATTCCGCAAACAGCTTCAGGATGGCCTGAACACTGTTTTCGGTATGGAATACAAGCGTTACCCAGAACAGTGGCGTGAACTCTACACGGTCGAAAAGTCCGAGAAGGCGTTCGAGGAAGATCAGCTCCTTGTCGGTCTGGGCGGGGCCGTGCTGAAACCTGAAGGCTCGGCCATCACCTATGACGAAGGTGGCGAAAGCTGGACGGCGCGTTACAACCACGACACGATCGGCCTGGCGTTTGCGCTCACCGAAGAAGCCATGGAAGACAATCTCTATGGCGACATCGGCGCAAAATACGCCAAGTCGCTCGCGCGCTCCCTGCAGTTCACCAAGGAAGTGAACGGCGCGGAACCGCTCAATGACGGCTTCTCCAGCTATCTGACCGGCGATGGTGTATCCGTGTTCGACGCTTCTCACCCCCTGTGGGGCGGCGGCGTGTTTTCGAACACGATGTCGGCGGCTGACCTGGCCGAAGCATCCCTTGAAGATGCAACCATCCAGATCGGCGAGTATGTCGATGACCGCGGCATTCCGATCATGTGCCAGGTCAAGAAGCTGGTCGTTCCGCGTGCGGAAATCTACAACGCCCAGCGCATCCTGACTGCCACGAAGCGTGTCGAAACGGCGGACAACGATCCGAACGCCATGAAGGACATGAACGTCATCAGGGATGGCTTCTGCGTCAACGACTATCTGTCGGATGCCGATAGCTGGTTCCTGATAACAGACTGCCCTGACGGCGCCAAGCACTTCCAGCGCCGTCCCGTCAAGCGCGGCATCGAAGGCGACTTCGAGACCGGCAACATGCGTTACAAGGCCACGGAGCGCTATAGCTTTGGGGTAACCAACCCTCGCGCGTGGCTGGGCGTGCCGGGCGCCTGATCTCCGTAACATCGAGTGCGTAAGGGGAGCCTCCGGGCTCCCTTTTTCTTTCCATCCATTCATCACCGCATGGTGGGGACTTATCCGTCAGCCCTTGCTGCTCCGGCTGCCATGCCGTTCTTCGGAGACTGAAAATGACGACACATCAGGATATGGTGTTCGCCCTCGGCGGCGTTCCCCTGCTTCCAGGAATTCCCTTCGGCAAGAACTCGAAAGTGTTCTTTGTCGATCAGCTCAATGGTTCTGACGGCCAGCGTGGCGACAAGCCGAGCCGTGCTCTGGCGACGCTCTCGAAAGCGCATTCGCTCATGACATCGAACCGCAATGACGTGGCGATCGTCATCGGTTCTGTCACGGGCACGAACGCAAATATAGCATCGGGCTCCGGCTCCTCCATCGGTGTCCGCGAAGGCGCGACGCTGGCGTGGTCGAAGGACCAGTGCCATATTGTCGGCCTCGCTTACAACCGCGTTTCTCAGCGCGTCTCGATCCGCTCTGACGGCACCGAGTTCACCCCGTTGGTTAACGTCACGGGTGACGGCTGCGTGTTCGCCAACATCCATGCGTTCCACGGCTATGATGATGACAGTGCGCAGATCTGCTGGGTCGATGGCGGTGAGCGCAATGCTTACTACAATGTTCATTTCGGCGGCATGGGGAACCAGACGGCGGCGGACCATGTCGGCGGGCGTTCCTTGACGATCACAGGAACTGGCCTCGGCGAAAATTACTTCAAGGACTGCGTAATCGGTCTCGATACCGTGACCCGCGGCGCGGCGAATTCGTCACTGCTGATTTCGGGTGGTTCGACGCGCAATATCTTCGAGAACTGCATTTTTCCGGCTCACCTGGATTCGGCGGATGCGTTGTTCGTCACGATCGGCGCACTCGGCATCGATCGGTTCGTGCTGTTCGACAACTGCGTATTCAACAGCATGGGAACGACAATGACGCAAGGCATGAGCATCAATGCATCGCCGGGCGGCAACGTTCTCCTGAAAGATTGCATGCTCGTTGGTGCAACCGAGTACGACGCGGGCGACACTGCGTTTACGAACAATCCGGCGGCAGCAGCAACGGGTGGTGTGGGCATTGCGGTCGCCGACTCTTGATGCATGGCAGATCTCCTGCCCGTCAATCCCAACAATTATCCTAATTACAGGAGGGCCAGATGGCCGCTTCACAAGACTGGTTTCTTGAACAGGCCCGCTTGGGCAATATGTACCACGCTTGCTCTGCGGGTGCGGTAACACTCTCGACAGTCAGCACGACCTGCACGGGTCTTGCGCTGTCCAATACCTACGGGTCTGGCAAGCTTCTTGTCGTCCAGCAGGTCAGCTTCGCACCGTCCACAGTTCCGGCGAACGCGTCAGTGGTCGGCATTGCTATCCATACGGCAATCAGCACGACAGATACTACGCATACAACGCCTATGGTGATCCACAATGCGATCGCTTCAGGCAACGTCTCCGGTGGGCCAGCCGGTCGCGCGGATGCGGCGGCAACGCTTGCGTCGACGCCCCTGTGGCTTCGGCCCATGGCCGCCGTGGTTGCCAACAGCTCGATCACGCCCGCCAAATACAACGAAGTAATCAATGGTTCGATTATCATTCCGCCAGGCGGCTGTCTGTCGCTATCCTATCTGACCACGGCGGCGCTTGGCATTGCTGCTATCACTTGGGTCGAGGTGAAAATCTAAATCCAATGGCTCAAATCACGATCACCAAAATGCATGACGGGCCGCGCAATGCGGTCTTTCATGTCTCGGTGTTCGGTGACGGCTCTGGCGAACTGGTGGACGAGGTCATCATCGACCCCGCCACCAGCTTCGACAAACCCTTGCCACCGGAACCGGCGCTTCGCATCGAAAAACTCTGGTACGATCTTTCAGGCTTCGATGCCTTCTTCGAATTCGATTATCTGACCAGCGACACGCCGGTCTGGACGCTCTCGCAGAGCAATGCCAGTCAGTTGGATTTCTCCGAGATCGGCGGACTGACAGACCGGTCAAATCCGCTTGACGGCACCGGCAAGCTGATGCTGACAACCAGCGGGCTGGCCGATGGCGACTTCGGCACGATCATCGTTTACGCCAAGAAATCCTGATGACAAGCTCCGGGACGTACACCAGCGAGACGCCGGACTTTGCCGGGTTCATCGACGATGCTTTTGAGAGAGTGGGGGTCTCGCCGTCAGAACTCTCCCACCGTCATCTCGAAAGCGCCCGCCGTTCGATGGGCTTCGTCTTCCGCGATATCGAAAACGATTGCGGCTATCGTGCCAGAGCTTATGCGATTGCACGTGAAACACAAGCGCTCGTTGCGGACGATCAGGCGTTCCAGTTGCCTGCCGGAACGATCGATGTTCTCGACGCCGTCTATGTCGAGGGCTCGACGATCCGCCAGCCCTTGCAGCGCACGGATCGGTATGACCATGAATTGCTGCTGACCAACAGCACATCGGGCAGACCGTCGCTGTATTTTGTCACCCGTGAGATCCCGGCGGAGCTGAGCTACATCTCAGACACCGCTGCGGCAACGTGGGAGCCGGGCGGGCAGACGGCAAGCCTCAACTACCAGGACCGGCCTTTGCTGGTGCTGTGGCCAACTGTGAGCGCTACAAGCACACTAGTGTTCTATAGAGTCAGGCGGACCCAAGATGCCTCGGGCCTGTCCGACGACATCGACATCGCGCCGGAATATCATCATGCGGTTGTGTCCGGGCTTGCTGCCGACCTGTCGATCAAGTTCGCGCCGGATCGCACAACCATGCTGGCCGGTATCTATGAGATCGCGAAAGACCGGGCGGCAACCGCTGGACCGAACCACGGCGACACCATGCTTTCAGGCCGATGGTCGAGAAGGCGGCGGCGCATCTGATGGCTGGATTTTATATCAAGAAGCCATTTGGCTTTTGCCAGCGCACAGACCGCAAAGTCCCGCTCGATCGGATCATCGAAGACGGCGAAATCCCCGGCCTTCTCGTGGACCGCAACGACGCCGACAAGCCGCACCCGCAGCGGCGCCTGATGCAGATCCCGCCCGATCTGCCGCCGACCCGGCCATCGCCGCCGCTCGACGCCGAGCACGCAACGGTCAAGATCGGCAATAATGGCGATCCCCTCACCGGGCAGGCTATCCTTAATCCGGCGGTCATTGCCGCTGTCACTGGTGTGACGGTCACGGTGAGCTGATGCGGAAGCAACGCGTATTCGGGTATTGCATGCGCACGAGCCGCCGCGTCTACCTGCATCGACTCGTCGAAGACGGCGAGTTGCCGGGACTGCTGGTCGCGCCGCGCGATGCCGACGACGAGCACCCGCAGAAGATCCTCAAACCCATTGGCCCAGACCTGCCCATCCGCAGACCGGCTCCGCCCTACGCCTCGATCGGCACGACAGTCCGGCAAGGCGAGCAGGGCGATCCGAGCGATGGCAGCGCGCTGACCAATCCGACTGCATCGATCGCAGTGACCGGCGTCACAATCACCATCTCCGACGATGCCGGTCTCGGCTACGGCGTGGACGGCTACAGCACAGGCCCGTGGAGCCAATAGATGGCCTATTCGTCAACCTTCTCATCGCTGAAGACCGAACTCCAGAACTATCTGGAAGATTCGACAGCGGAATACACCGCGCAGCAGGCCAACATCATCGCCCGCGCGCAAGACCGCGTGCAGATGGATCTCAACCTGGAGATCTGGCACGAGACGACAAGTTCGACAGTCGGCGCGGCGGCAACCTCGATTGCACGGCCGTC